TTTTAGTTTCTTGTTTCTTTTTGTATATATGCGTTCCAGCATTCAACGCTAATTTAATTGCACTTAACCACATATTATTTATTTGAACTCCTTATTTTAGCAGCAGCTTTCTCACACCTACTAGGAGTTTGTTTGTGCCATCTGCTATCTATCATTTCATCGGCAGCTTTTTCCATATCGCCATCTTTCATAGCTTGCCAAAACTTTTTAAATTTAGAGAACCTTGGTCCACCAAGTTGATATACACACTCAATGATTACGCATTTTTGAATATGATTAACTTCTATATCGCCAATTAACTTCTCAGCACTTTGTAAAGCAATATTAAAATCTTTATTAAAACACTTCTCAGCATCTTCAATACTGTAATTAACACCTTCAACATAATCATCGGTAGGTAAAACCATATGACCCCAAAAGATAGTAGGAATATCCAGGCTATCCCTGTAGATATGATCTCTAAACCCTTCGTGTTCTTTAATACTGTCTTTGAGTTCGTTGTAATTATCCATAACTCTTCAATCCTTTTCTGGGTTAAAATTAAGAATTTTAACACCTAGTCTTTTTTGTTCCCCAGTTTTTGGTCTATTAATCTTGGAACCATCTTTACGGTAGTTTCTTGTCTTGACATCATAACCTTGGTACTCCCCTGTTTTAATATTCAAAGTTAATATATCTATTGGTCCAGCACCTATTGGAGTGAACACAATTAAATTTGGATCTTTTGCAAATTCAGCAGCAACTAATAGTTCATTAGATAAACCTTTAGCAGCTGTAATTCTATTTCGTGAAGAAGTAGAAGATTGAGCCAAGTAAACCCCCAATAAAGATTATTATTGCGGCAGCACCTTTTCCTACATTCATAAAAGTTTTTAATTCTCTAATATCTTTTCTCATTTCATCTAGCAGTTTAAAAATTGTTTTCATCCTCTCTGCACAAACCTTTTCATGGTATGATATTCTTATTCCATTACGATCTTCAAGGTTAGATAATACTGATTTCTTTTTACGTTTCATAAGCTCCCCTACAAGTGAACCTAACAAATATTTTATGTTCGTTAGTATCCTCTCTACCTATTTCAGTTTGTTTTAAAATTGCCTCCTGGTAGCCAGCTTGTAAACAATCATAGTAGCTGTTGTAAGTTGTTGGCATTTGATGTGGAGGTAGACACTCATTCTGAACTGCGCTACACATAATCATAATTAGTAGCACCTTCATAGTGTACTTCTCCTCTTATTAATTTTGTTATTATCTTGCTGTGTAGCTTCTAGGTAATTTATTACCTAGCGTTACAAGGAACGCCATTAGAATTTACGAATGGAGCTTCTGCGAAAGCCATGTAGATATATGTTGTTCCGCTTGCGTTAGTTCTGTCATCTGTTGTTCCAATACATTTAAAACCATTTGATAAAAAATCTATTTTGTTATGTGTAGTATCATCGTCAGCACCAGTTGTATTAGGAAATAAACCTAATTTATTTCCATTATTAAATGTATTTCTTTTATTATCAACAATAACCCAATTTTCACTGCCACTAGTTGCTTTTCGTAATACGAATGATGGCTGGAAGCCGCAAAAGCAAAATGGACCATCACTTGAGCCTGAGCCGATGTAGGAACCCATAGAACTGAATCCTTGTTTAGGTGCGAAAACATAAGTAATAATTGTGGCAGCGGCACTACCTGAACCAAAACCATCCTTTACAGTTGTTGATGTAAAGTATGTACTTGTATCACCTTTTGCATCAGTCTTATTTAAAAACATATAATCAGTGCTTCCATCACCAAATGTATATTGAACAGCCCAATCACTTGTACCACTTCTTTTTTTACTTATAGCAATAGATGGAGTAACTCCTAATCCATGACCAAAAGTACTATCATCAGCATCTGCAACTGTCCAAGAAACTATTGAAAATCCAGCAGTTGTGTTGGCATCAACTGTAGATGTAACATTTGTTCCATCTGTATTTGAAGCAGTTGAGCCAGTTGCTTTCCAGCACCAAGCTACATAAGTATTAGTACTAGCATTAACTCTTGCATCAGAACCAACTGTAAAACCATCACTACCAAAAGCTTGTATGTCTGTAGTAGTAAATTCAGCAATACTATCATTAACGTTTAATATTTTTGTAGCACCTCTAACTGTATCTCCTACATCAGAATATTCACCCGCACCTCTATTTTGTATCCAGACTAAATCTGGAGCCATATCTTCATCGCCATCTAAAGTATATGCTTGTGAACTTCCTGTTCCTGTATAAGTCTTAACTTGAAAATATAATTCTGGATTGTCTATTGTTGTATAAGCTGCCATTTAACCTCCATCACTTCCTAAATTTTTTGTGCATAACGAAAGAAATGAATCTGGAACACTGTACTCGAAGGAACCGTATCCATTTTTATCTGAGTTGCTTGATGAAATTGAATAAGGTGGAGAACCAAAATTCATTTCTATATTTGAATCTTCAACTGAAGCTCCTATAAAGAAAAAATCATCAATTGTTATTGAAGAATACATAGCATTAGTTGTTGTGCCAGCTTCTATTTCAGCTTCAGTAGCTGAAGCAAACCATGTTCCATTTTTTCCTACCCAAATAGTTCCATTGTCAGCATCAAAAGCTACCATTATAATATCTCCAGTTGAAGCTGTGCTACCATAAGAGCCGTAACTATCATTATTCCATTTCCTTGCATTTTCTCCAGCGAAACCATAAGAATTAGCACTTTCTCCTATTCTGGTTACTGCTTCTGCTTTTGAAATTCCTATATATTGTTTCATTTCTCCACTTAAAAATTTTGCTTCACAATACCATTTTCCACCACTTACACCTATTGTGCTAAATGAAGTTCTATTTGCATCAGCACTATTTGTAATTATTAAATTTCCTTCTGAAAAAGTATTTGCAGAACTTGGTAATGCCAAAGGATTTAATGTTGCAAAATTATTAGTCGGTGTATCTGTAGTTTGATCTGTTGCGGCTAGATTAACTTCTGTTAAATCTGTTCCACCATTGGCATCGTTGCCTAAATTAGCACTATCTTCAAAATCTAAATAAAAACCATTCGTTCCAAATGTTAATCCTGATACATTTTTTGGTTTCCAAATTGTCGGACTATCTTCGTCAAATTCTCCGAATGATGTTGGTGTTAATTGTTGTCCATCAATCATACAAAATTCTGCTATATAACCATCATGTGTTACATTAGCTTGACTATTATAATAATTAGCACCAACTGCTTGAATAACTGAATTATTTGCTTGAAGATCAGCATCTTCACTTGGATTATTTCTTGTGGAAAAAACTGTTTCTTCCGTACCATTTACATAAAGTCGTACTCTATTATTTGCTGTTCCTTGTGTTGTGTCTACTGCACAAACTACATGATACCAGGCACTAGGATCTCTAAAAACTCTAGTTGTTGTTAAAAGATTTGTTGAATATGTATCAACAGTTAATCTTTCAGCACTTTCAAATCCAAAAGCAAAATGTCCAGCATCATTGTCGGCTGTCCATGCACTAAATAAAAATGAATTTGTTGTTGTTTGACCTCTTTTAACCCAGCAAGAAATAGTAAAAGTTCTTCTATTTCCAGCACTACCAGGTGTCTTGTGCATATAAGCACTATCACCATCATTAAACCTACATGAGTTGGCTACTTCATATCCGCCAGATAAAGTATTAGCTGGTATAATTAAAGGCATTAACTCTCCAATGTTGGCAGTTCGCCTAACGGTCTAGTAACAGATCCATCTTCTTGTTCTGTATAAGTATATAAAGTTTCCAAAGCTGGTGTATCACTAGCATTTGTAATTGCTGTTTCCATTTCAGCAGCTTTAGTTCTAACTGCTGCTCTATGAGTTGTGATTGCACTTGGTACTGCTGTTCCAGCATCTGCTTTTCTAGTTATGTACCAATCTGTATCTTGTAATATTCCAGCAGCTTGTTTTTTAATTGTTTGAATTAAATTATATTTTAATCCTCTAGTTTTAATATCTCCTACAGATTTATCAGAAGGTAAATCTCCATTATCACTATCAGCTTGTGTCCAAGTAGTATCAGCATGAGCCTTAGCTGTAGCTGAACCATAACTTGCTGTAATTTTTCCACCAGCAAAAGCAAAAGATTGATTGGTGTTGATATACCATTGCTCGTCTTTTTTATTAGAATTATCA